AAGCCGAGCGGTATCGTCTGGCAAGCCTCCGTGTCGATGTGAGTGAACTACACGCACAGTTCAACCGAGCATTGTTCGATGATACTATTGCCGAGAACGCCCGCCTCAAGGCCGAGGTCGAGCGGCTGACTGAACGCCTTGGCGGAGTGCGGCTGATTGTGACGGAAGAAATGTATGACGAACTCAACACGAAGTATCTTGAGCAACAGCACGAACTTCAGAACATCGCTTTGACGGCTAGGCAAATCCTCGATGAGAAGATAGACCTCAAGGAACAGGTCGAGCGGCTGACCAAGGCCGGGGATGCTGTTGCGCTGGACTATGCTGAGCGCATTGAGATTGAGGCAGGAGAGACTGCTGAGCAGCTTATGAAATTAATTCCTGTCCTTGTGGATTGGAACAAAGCCAAGCAGCCATGACTGAAGACCAGGAGCTTCAGCAGAGGGCAGCAGCCTGGGGCATGACACCCCAAGCCCTGGCCAAGCTGCTTGCCTGTGGCAAGGGGGCAAAGGGTCTGGCTGTTGATCCAGACAATCACCATCTGCGCTTTGAGGCTGACAAAGTTTTCCTGCGTGTCCGGATTGGGCGCAAGCACATAGAGGAAAGACTTCCTTCTGACCTTGCCAAAGCCAGAGAAGCCAGAGACAAGAGACTGAAGCAGCTTGGTTTCAATCACCAGCTGTTCATGCGCAATCAGCAAGCCTACCATGCCAAGAAAAATCGCCAAGCCTAACCCCTTGCCCACTTACAGCCCAGAGCTTGGGCAGGATCAGCAAGGCACTAACCGCTTTTTTATCCTGGTGGAAGATAACAGACTTCCAAAGGCCACCTTCCTTTCCTTTGAGGGAAGCCTGGTCAGGTTCGACACCAGAGCTGATGCCCTGGCCTTCTGCCGGATGGCCAATGCCAGCTTCATTTCCTTTCCCTACACACCCAAGAAATAACACACCATGACAATGCTGACCCAAGACATGATCAACGCACTGCCCACTGCCAATTGGACAAGGGCTGACTATGATGCCCACAAGGCACTCAATCAAAGCCTAGGCAAGATGGCTCTGATTTCCCCTGGCCACCTGAAGGCTGCAATGGATGCACCCCACAAGGACAGCCCTGCCCTGCGCATTGGAAGCCTGACCCATCTGCTGGTGCTCCAGCCTGAGCTCTTCACCAGCCAGGTGATCTGCACACCGGAGGATGCGCCCAAGAAGCCCACCCAGAAGCAGCGGGAAGCCAAGAAGCCCAAGGCTGAAACCCTGGAGGCCATTGCCTGGTGGGATAACTTTGAACAAGCCAGCCAGGGCAAGATGGTGGTGGCCTTGGATGAGTATCAGGAAGCAGTCCTGGCTGGCCAGGCACTCAAGGCAGAGCTTGCCCATTGGGGTATCATCCCTGTGGCCACTGAGCTGTGCCTGACCTGTGATTATGGCAAAGTGCCTCTCAAGGCGCAGCTTGATCTGGTCACTGCTGATGGCTGGATTTATGACCTGAAGACCTTTGGTGAATACATCAGCCCCAGGAATGTCTTGGCCACTACTTACAAGAGAATGTATCACCTTCAAGGGGCTTGGTATTGCATGATGTTCAAGCAAGTGTTTGGCTTCCGGCCAAAGGGCTTCCGCATGGTCTGCGTAGAGAAGGCCAGCCCACAGGCCACAGCCATCTATGAAGTCAGTGCTGAGCTTCAGGCTGAGGGTGGAGTGCTGATGCAACAGGCCATTGAAGCCTATGCTGCTGCCATGGAATTCAACAGCTTCCCCTGCTACCCAAAGGAAATCCAGCAGCTCAAGCCCTGGAAGTCTGCCAGCTCCGGCAGCTCTGAAGCCATCAGCTTTGCCTGATATGTTCAGCCCACTCTTCATCTGCCTGACCCATCACCAGGGCAAGCTGATCTATGTGAACGCAGATCACATTGTGTCCTTCTCCAAGGGGGCACATCATGCCTTCACCAATCTCCACTGCCTGGATGATGCGCCTGAAGAATTCCGGATGGTCAAGGAGACACCGGAAGAAATCATGGACATCATCAATGAGGCCACAGACTTTTCTAACTAACCCATGAGCCAATACACAAACAAGCCCAAGCTGGTCACCATCAGCCAGCCAGGTGATTACACAGTCCGCATCTGCAAGATCAGGGATGAGGACTGCACCCAGACCCAGAAGGGTGATCCCAAGATCAAGGTGCTGATGACCACCCAGGACGGCCAGAAAATCAATGACACCTTCTATGGCAGCACTGATGGCGCAATCAAACGAGCGTTTGCCTTTGTGGCCACAGCTCTGTGCATTGTGCCGGATGAGAATGGCCAGATGCCCCTGAAGTTTCCTGGCAAGTCAGAGGCTGAGCTGCGCAAGTTTCTCAGCCTGGCTGAAGGCAAGACCATCAAGGTCACTGTGGTCAGAGAGGATGTCACCTTCAGCTCCGGTGAGCTCAAGACCATCAGCAAGGTCACCAAGTTTCATCCCATCCAGCAAGAAGCCCCTAACTTCTGATTGATAAACGAAAGGGCAATTGACCTTGCTGTGATCCACCCACAGCACTGTCAGCCCACCATTCTGACCCCATGACAAACCCACCCCAGGCGCAGCCACCCTGTGACCTAGATGCTGAAAGGGCTGTCCTTGCTTCCATCCTAGTGGACGGCCAGCAGGGCAATCCCTCTTTCAAGTCCTGCACAGAGGCCAGGCTTGAAGCCAAAGCCTTCTATGAACCAAAGCACCAGAGCATCTACCATGCGCTTGGTGAGCTGGTCAGTGCTGGCCAAGTGCCGGATGAAATCACCCTGTGCAATCATCTGCGCTCATCCCATCAGCTGGAGACTTCTGGTGGCCTGGCTTACATCAATGAGCTGACATCATCCCTCTTCGCCCCATCCCCTAACCTCACCCACCACACCAGGATCATCCAGGAGAAGCACCAGGCCAGACAGCTGATTTACATTGCCAGGGACTTGAGTGCCAAAGCCCTGTCAGGTGCTTTCACCCCTGCTGAGCTTGCCCAAGCCTTCCAGAGCCAGGCCAAGACCATCCTGGAGTCATCCAAGAAGCAACAGGACAGCACCCAGAGGATGCCCCTAGCTGACCTTCAAGCCTTTGACCGGGACAATGACCCCAATTGCCTGGTAGGGCGCAGATGGCTGTGCAAGGGTGGTTCACTGCTCTTCTCCGGCCAGGCTGGCACAGGCAAGAGCAGTCTGCTCACCCAGCTGGCAGTGTCCTGGGCACTAGGGAAAGACCTGTGGGGCATGAAGCCCATCAGGCCAATGCGCATAGTCATGCTGGGCAGTGAGAATGACCTAGGGGACATTGCAGAGCAGTGGACAGGTGTCACAGGCGCAATGTGGCTGACCCAGGCTGAGCAGCTGACCCTGGAAGAGAATGTGGTGATCTATCGTGAAGCAGTGAAGACAGGTGAGGCTTTCGGCCAGCTGATTGAAGAGCTGGTGACCAGGCACAATGCAGACTTCCTGATGGTTGATCCACTTCTGGGCTTTGCTGGTGGGGATGTCAGCAAACAAGAATTCTGCTCCCACTTCCTCCGGCACATCCTCCAGCCTGTCCTGATGCGCACAGGGTGCTGTCTGATCGCAGCTCACCACCAGAATAAGCCACCCAAGAAGAAGGAAGACAATATGCAGAGCACCTATGACTTCACAGGAAGCGCAGAGCTCGCCAATTGGTTTAGGAGCACAGCCATCTTGCGCAGAGAGCACCAGGAGCATCCGCACTTCATCCTCAAGCTGGGCAAGAGAGGCAACAGGTCAGGGATGAGGGATGAGCGTGGCCAATTCACTGAGTCCCTGCGCATCCGGCACAGCAAGACCAGAGGCCAGATCAAGTGGGAAGTAAATGACCAGCCACCCCTGGAGGAAGATGATGTCTGACCACATCATTTTTCTTCAGTCTGTCACCTGGCACAGACCTATTACCCTAAAGGGTAATAAGTGGGGTATTACCCCACCCCCTTTTAACGCTACGCTAAGGGGGCAGGGATTAACCCCACTTCCCCACCCCCTTTCCCCCAGAGGATCACACAGGCATGGATAAGAGAGCTAAAGCCAAGTTTAAGCTGCTCCAGCATTGGAAGAGGCAATGGAAGACCAGCCCAGGCATGATGAAGGCCAATCTAGATGCCCTGATTGCCTCTAGGAAGGCTTTGAAGGCCAAGAAGGTCAAAAGGGTCAGCCAAGTCATCCAAAGGCTTCCTAGGGCATTTAAAGCCATAGAGAGCAAGCAGCTGATGACCCAAGCCCTGGAGGCAGAAGGGCTGACCCCTTCTCCGGCCAGGCTGAAGAGGCTGAGGGTCTATGCAGTCCGTTATGGGCTGCTGGCCTATGATCCAGGACAGAAAGCCTGGGTTAAGTTAGCAGATTGACCAGGCCAAGAAGTTATGCACAGATGTTCACAGTGGCATCTGACCCTGTTAAACGGAAGACAATGCAGCACCTTCAGCATCTGCGGGATGGCCGGAAGGAAGAAGCTGAGTTTGATAAGTGGTGGGACAGTCTGCCCAGGGCAGAGCAAGCGCAGCTGAGAGCTCTAGACCCACCAATCATTCCTTACAGGGAAATGCCCCTGCCTAGATACAGCTTCCCGGTGTATGCAAATGACAGTAAATTTTCAACAGCAGACCCTAGGAAGACAACAGAGCCAGAAGACTTTGATGGCTGGATGACCAGGGAAAGGGTGCAGGAGATCATAGGTGACCTTCTCACATTGCTTGGATCATCCTCTGAGAAATCTGTGCAGCACCACTTTGACATAATCAGAATAGTCATGCAGACCACAGATGCACCCACCCAGGTGGACTTGGCCAGCCGGATGGGACTCACCAAGCAAGCTGTGTGTGTCCGTGTCCAGAAGATGGCAGCTAAAGCTGCGCTGCTGAGTCCTGGCATCCTGACCAGAATGAAATCTGCTGATCAGATTGAGGAAAAATCTGAAAAATTTTCTGAAAAATCCGTGGAGAAAAATAAAATTTTGAAAAAATCTGCCGGGGAAAGGGGGGGCATAGGAAATCTATTAACCACCCCCCCTTTCGGGCGTGGGCACTCCACCACCGCCAAAAAACACAGGAATTTGAAGACAGGTGGATTGGAAGGCATCCAGGGGGTTAAGCCATGACCCAGGCTGAGCTGGCCAAGGCACTTGGACTGAGCAAAGGCTATGTGGCCAAGCTCTGCCAGGAAGGTCTGCCCAAGACCATGCCAGAGGCCAAGGCTTGGATGGATGCCAGGAAGGCTGGCCGTCACCGGAAGCTGCCACCTGTGAAGGCTTCAGCCAGGATCACTGTCACCCCTGGGGTGGAAGGGCTGACTGCTGGGACTCTGAGCTATGCGCTTGCCCAGCACCGGACTCTGGTGGACAGAGCCAGAGAAGTCTATGCTGCTGCCATTGAGGCCAATGATGTGGCGCAGAGCAAATTGCAGACAGCCTACAATCAAAGTCTGCGCACCTTGGTGCAGCTGGAGGATGAAGAGAAGAAGAGGGCACTAGAGGCCAGGACTTACATCAAGCTTTCTGAAGCCCAGGAGATCATCACCAGATGGACAGCCAAGGTGGTGCAAAGATTGGACAAGCTTCCCCTGGACTGTGCTGAGTCCTGCAATCCGGACAGGCCAGAGACTGCAATCAAAGCCCTGGAGAAGTGGACACTGCAAGCAAGGGCAGAGCTTTCATCTAAGACCCTATGAGCAAGATCATCAAGTGGGTGGCCTGTGGAGATAATCATGGTGACCGCCATGACCCTGAAGCAGTGGATGCCCTTCTGGAATACTGCAAACAATTCAAGCCTGATGTCCGCATCCACTTGGGTGATTGCTTTGATATGCGCTCACTGCGCAGCCAGGCCAAGGACAGGGAAGCCAATGAGAGCTTGAAGGAAGACCTGGAGGAAGGGGTGAAATTCCTGCGCAAGTATTCACCGGATGTCTGGCTGTGGGGAAACCATGAAGCCAGATTGGATCACACCATTGCTTCATCTGGGGATGCCAAAGAAGTGGACTACTGCCAGGAGATAAAGGATCAGCTGATGAGAGAGGCCAGGAAGATTGGCTGCACCAAGGTGCTTCCATATCATGCAGACCTGGGAATTTTTGAGCTGGGCAGGGTGGCCTTTGCACATGGATATTCACACAGCCAGAGAGCAGTGCAGGAGCAGGGGGCGCACTATGCTACCAGGGGTGGTGGCTTTGTCTGTGGCCACATTCACAGACTTGAAATGGTGGCACTCCGGAAGTGGGGTGGTGGGGCTGCTTACTCAGCCGGATGTCTCTGCATGAAAGAGGCAATGACCTATGCTGCTCACAGGCTGGGCAGTGCTATGTGGGGCAGTGGCTTTGCGGCTGGGTGGTGTGATGGCCAGGATTGGAAGGTGACCCTGATCCACAAGGTGGGGCGCAAGTGGGTCTTCCAGACTGACCTGAAGCTGTATGACCCTAGCAAATGAAGAGCAGACTTTCCCTGATTGCAGAGCAGCTTGAGCTACACCGGAAGCACTCTGACTTTGGATGCCCACCAGGCTGGCACAGCATCCGGCACTTGCAGGGGCACTTCAAATTTGTCTGCGTCTATTCAGCCAGCACCAAGGCCAAGCAGCTCTATGACCGGGGACTGCTTGAGCGCAAGGGATACAAGGTGAAGGCAGAGGATGGCAAGGTGGCTTGGGCTTACGCATACAAACCCAAGAAGCCCTGCCGGGACATGGATGAAGTGATGATTGCAGCCAGGCACATTGGCCAGGAGCAAGTGCCCAAGGGCTGGGTGAGCGCATCAGAATTCAGTGACCTGGCCAACATCAGCAGATCAGCAGTCTTCCAGATGGTGCAGAGGCACAAGCTGGAGGTAAGGCTTTACCGGATTAGGAATGGGGTGAATGGCGGGATCAAGGCTGTCTGCCATTTCAATCTGGCCAGGCTTAAGAAGCTGCACCATCTGAGACAGCAATGAGCACAGACAGCCAAGAGAGTCTGCTGGATGCAGCCAGGGAAGTCATCCGGCCAAGCTACACAGGTGACCCTGTGGCCTGGGCTGAGGCCAATGTGCTTGATGTGCCGGACAGCCCAATAAGGGGAAAGCTCAGCCTAAGCAGGACACCCTGGATCGGGGAAGCCTTAAGGCTGGCTTGTGATCCAGAGACTAAGCTGCTGACCATCCTGGCTTGCACTCAGTCTGGCAAGTCACTCCTGGCAAGACTCTATGCCCTTTGGCAGATTGCCAATGCCCCTTGTCCTATGATGATCCTAGAGCCAAACGATGCTGAGGCTAAGGATTTTTTTATCAGATATGTGCGTCCTTTGATCCAGCAGACCCCGGCAGTGAAAGCCCTTCTGTCTGACTCAGACAATGACAAGAGCACAGTGGCTGACTTTTCCAATGGTGCTGTGGTCTATTGCAGGGGTGCTTGGAATGAAAGCAATTTGCAGAGACTGTCCCTGCGGACAGTGATTATTGATGAAGCCTGGCTTGTGCCAAGGGGACACATTGCTGAAGCCTCAGCTCGCACACAGTCCTTCAGCTGGATGGGCAGGGTGATTGTAATGGGGCAAGGTGGTGACCAGGGTGGTGAATTTGATTTGCTCCACTCTGGCACAAACCAGATGCAGTGGAATTTTTCCTGTGTCAGCTGTGGGGCAGTGCAGCCCTGGGATTGGCAGCAGATCAGATTTCCGGAAGAGGCAAAGGTGAATGGTGTCTGGGATTTCAAGGTGGTGGAGAATTGCACCACCTATGAATGTGCCCACTGCAAGACCAGGATGAAGGACACACCTGGGGTGAGAGCTGAGGCCAATCGGATTGACCGGGGTGCAAAGTTTGTGGCCACCACCAGCAGCAGCTCCTGGGGATCAGTGGGCTTGCATTGGAATTGCCTCTGCAATTCTTCCTGGGGCAAGGAGGGTGTGAAGCTCCTGAAGAGCAAGGAAGCCTATGACCTGTATGCTGACAGCTCTTTAAGACGCACATTTTTTCAGAAGAGATTGGCCAAGGCTTGGTCTGAAGACTCCGGTGAGATTGCAGCTCAAGCCCAGGCTGGGGACTATGCGCTGGGTGATGCCTGGGACAAGGAAGCCTGGATCACCCCAGAGGCCAGGGTGGTGGACACCAGCAGCACCAGCATCCCACCTGGGTCAGTGCCTTTCCGGACTCTGGCCGTGGATGTGCAGAGAGGTTATTTTTTTGCAGAGGTTAGAAGCTGGGCAAAGTCCGGCCACAGCAGACTGCGCTGGTGGGGAAGGGTGGACACCTGGGAGCAGCTGGATGACCTGGCCAAGCAGCACCAGGTGAGCAAGGCACTCTGTGGGGTGGACTCAGGTGACCAGACCCAGGAGGTCTATGCCAGGACAGCAGCCAGGCAATGGAAGAGTCTCAGAGGCAGTGGCCAGACTGAATTCACTGTGCAGGATGTAGGGGGCAAGAGCACCAAGCGTTTCTATTCAGACAAG